CAGATTGAGGAAGTGGTGCAGCGGTATGGCGAGAAACACCCGTTGACCCGCTCAATGGTCTACGGCGAGTTTGTTGACATAGGGGCTGAGAGTCTGGTGATTAGTCTGACCCAGTTGCAAAACTGCCACAACCAACCCCCCGACTTTAAGCCTGGAACCCGCAGAGCTGGCGTAGACTTTGCTGCTGGTGGCGATCAGAACGTGCTTTGCATAAGTGACGGCAACAAGGTGCTACCTATGATTGCATGGCGCGAAAGGGATACGATGTCTGCGGTGGGTAGGTTTATTGTGGAATTTAAGAAAGCTGGGTTAAAGCCAGAAGACATTTATGCGGATGCGAGTGGCTTAGGTATGCCGATGTGTGATGCGCTGGCTGAGTCGGGCTGGGAGGTTAACCGAGTTAACTTTGGCTCTACTGCCTACGACACCGATGCGTATACCAATAGAGCAGCCGAGATGTGGTACACGATGGCCAAGAAGATTGAAGCGGCTGAAGTCATACTGCCAGAGGACGAGGACCTAACCGCGCAGTTAACTTGTCGGCGCACGATCACCAACAGCAAGGGCAAGTTGGGCGTGGAGTCAAAGGACTCGATGCGGTCTAGGGGACTAGCCTCACCCGACCGAGCCGATGCCCTTGCTTTGTGTTTAAGTGGTGGCAATGTTAACCTTGACTTGACTTTCCCCACCGAGCGTCCAACTTGGCGGATGTTAAGTCAGATCATGTCGGAGGCGAGTGACCCCGTTATGGCTGGCTTTGACGCAGGAGGATAAACACTATGAATATATGGAACTGGATTACCGCAAACTGGCAAGAGATTGTCGCCGCTGTTGGTGGCGTTGTCTTGGCCGCACGCATCATTGTTAAACTTACCCCCACCCCCGCCGATGACAGCTTCCTAGAAAAGATCGTAAATTTCTTGAAGACAGTCGGGCTAAATATCAAATAATCTTTTGTGCTGCGTGCAATCCTTGAGATCATCGCAGCCGTGTTTCGCATCATCCCAGGTTGGAAAGACAAGCGCACCCAGAACCTTGAAGGCGATTGGCGCAAGAACCGTGATGCTATTGACGGCGATCTTCGCGGTGACTCTTGGTGGCTGCGCAACAACGACCCCAGTAACAAACACAACGGGGGCAGTTGAGTCCTTAATGCGAGATGAAAACTATTCTGCTGTCCGTACTGCTGATCCAAAAGTACGCGCTTGGGCAAAGCGTGCTTTACATTACGTCAACGATCTGTCATTTGAATTGAGTAGGGAGCGTAACAAATGAGCGATAAATACACACGCCGCACTGAATATCACGACCGCATCATTGACAGCTTAAACCAGCGCGAGACTTGGGAGAACCGCCAGCGGTTGTTTTACCAAGCCAGATACTTTGGGGTTAGGCGCAAGACTAAACCTTGGCCTACCGCCGCTGACCTTCACGTTCAGCTAATTGACGGCGCGATTGAGAAGTTAAAACCTAGCTTCGTCAACAGCGCAATTGGCAACGACATCCTTTCCAGCTTCGTCCCGATGCGCCAGCAGTTAACCCCGATTACCGTATCTGCCGAGCGTTGGTTTGATTACAAGATGCGCGAGCAGTCTAACTTCCAGAAAGAGATTGTTTCGGTCATCGACAACTTGCTTCTCTACGGGCGCGGGTTAGCCAAGGTAGTCTGGAACGAGGACAAGAAGCAGATTGCCTTTGAGGCAATTGACCCGTTCCACGTGGTCGTACCGGCTTACTGCAAGAACTTGGCGGATGCAGATTTCATCGTTCACATCATTTCTATTTCAGTCGACAGCTACAAGACCAACTCGCTTTACAAGCAGGACAAGGAATTTGTCAAACGCATCAGCGGTAAGGTCAACGAATCGGTTGGGCTACGCAGTGAGATTCAAGATGAGATTTACAGGCGTGAGGGGATTACGCAGGAATCGGGCAATGATACTATCATCTTGTGGGAACTTTACACCCCGTCCAAGGACGGCTGGAAGGTTGAAACCTACAGCCCGCTGGATGTGGAGACGGACGTTAGAAAACCTTTCACCTTACCCTACGAACACGGCGAACCACCTTTTGTCGATTTCCCCTATGAGTTGACAGGGGGCGGTTGGTACAGTCCCAGAGGAGTCGCAGAAATCCTCCTCCCTGGTGAGAACCTGCTCAACAAACTCAAGAACTCATTGAGCGACTACGTTGAACTGGCCAACCGACCCGTTTTTGAAGCACAGAATCCAATCTCGCTAAACACATCGAACTTGAAGATGCAGCCTGGGCAGATTCTGCCACAAGGCTTAAAGCCAGTTCAGTTCAGCCAACCACCCTTCGACTTCCAGCGTTTGATGATGGAAGAAAAGATGTCGGCTGAACAGCGCATGGGTCAGTTTGATATGGGTGCAAGTTCGCAGTACCAAATCTCGGATCGCAAGACTGCGACTGAGGTTGCCGCTATCCAAGCCCAAGCCGCTGCTTCGGGCGATCTACGCAACCGCATCTTTAGGATGAGCCTGTCGCACTTGTTTAGGCAGTGCTGGTCGCTTTATGTACAGTATGCCAAAGAGGACTTGCTGTTTAGGTACGCTGAAGAGACTGGTCAGATGGTTCCAGACGGCATCCACGCCGAGTATTCGATTGAGCCAAAGGGCGGGCTGGACTTCATCAACCGCCAATTTGCTTTGCAGAAGTCAGTAGCGCGGATGCAGATGTTCCAAAATAATCCTTTCGTAAACCAAGGAGAATTGGTAAAGTCAGTGCTTGAACAAGACGATCCCTCGCTGGTCCGCAGACTCTTCCAAGATCCGAACGCAGCCTCTGGCGATCAAGCTGAAGATCAAGCGACTGAAATCGCGACTATGCTTGCAACTGGATTCCCAGTCGCAATCAAGCCTAGCGATGATCACAAAGCGCATATATCCGTTCTCTTCGCGTTTAACCAAGCGGCTCAACTGCGCCAGCAGCCGGTCGACCAGAGTGCAATGCAAGTTCTAATGGCGCACTTACAACAGCATTTACAGGCGTTGGAACAGATCGATCCCAACACATCCCGCGCTATCCAGAAACAGCTTCGTGATGCGGCCAAGGCAGACACTCGCCAACAAGGGCAAGCGGTAGGGGCAACACCTACTGAGGGTCAGCCGATGCAACAGGCCGCGCCGATGCCTGCTTGATTAAGAACGTAGAATTTAATGTAACCCCGCAAGAGCGGGTAAAGTTATTCTTGGACGATGAACAATTCGGCCAAGAACTAATGCTCAAGTATTTTGCAAAAGAAAGCGTATACGAGCCAGAAACATTCTTACTTTTTAAGCGTCTGCTCAAAGAAGGCGATACTTTTATCGACATTGGCGGTCATGTTGGATTCTTTTCCATAGTATCCTCGGCACTGGTTGGCGTGTCTGGCAGGGTCTACACTTTCGAGCCAGAGCCTAAAAATTATCTGCACTTGTTACAACACATCCAAGTTAACAATTTGCGCAACATTACACCTCACTGCTGGGCAGTTGGCGATCAATCCAAGATGGTAGTGTTCAATCAAAACCAAGATTGTGATGGCGGTCATTCGCTGTGGGATTGCGGTAAGTTTGGTAACAATGTTAAGAGCCGCGAGAATCCAGTTAGGATAGCTACCTATATGGCATCCTTGGATGTAGAGCTTGCTGGCAGGGATCTGTCGAAATTAAAGCTGGTTAAAGCGGATGTGGAGGGGGCAGAGGAACTAGCTCTGCGCGGGATGGAACAAATCTTAAAGACGCACAAGCCGTTTGTTGTGGCTGAGATTCACGAATTTGGGTTACATCAGATGGGTAGCTCTGGACAAGCCTTGCGCAAGTACATGGAAAGTCTTGGCTATATTACTTACCTACTAGAAAAAGAAGAACCAGAATCCTTGGCTGGCAAACCACTTCCCAATAAAGAATTTGTCTATAACGTGCTGTTTGCAGCTAAAGACCTACCATGAGAAAACTCCGCGCTATCCTATCTTTTATCCGTCACCAAGAGTGGATCAATGAACCCAAGTGGAACAGCGAAGACGAGAAGGCGTGGACTGGATTCCTCACAACCCCCACCGGCCTAAAGTTATCCGCCATCTTGCTTAACCTTACTTTACGCAATAACGCCTCTGCCACCGAGAAGGATAGCGAGGCACTTGCGTTGGCTTGCGGGTATGCTAAAGGCTTTAGGGGATGTGTAGCGGTTCTCGAATCGTTTGCATCCCGAAAAACAAACTCGCCCATCCAGACCGACGATACGGATGGGGTCGAAGGACAGATCGTCGATTAACCTACTACTGGGAATGACTCCCCTAGTGGCAGTGTAAGAAAGGGTCAAAATGGCGGAATTGACTAACCTATCCGAAGCAGATGTATTGGCTTTAGCGAAGGCGGCAGATGAAGGCACGGAACTCGCGCCCACCCTGTCACAAGTTGAAGCGGTAACAGAAACTAAGGAGACGGCCAGCGGCGATACCTTGGAGACACCCGCGACTCCCGAAACCACCGAAACTAAATCCACATCAGATGATGTGGTGACGGATGAAGTCCCTAAGACTGAAACCGTATCAACCAAAAGTTCTTTAACAACGCAATCTGATGAATCCAAGTCGGAGTCGGCTTCCGAAAAGAAGCCAACACGATATGAGAAAGCAAAGTCGCGTCTTGAAAAGGAATGGGAAACACTGCGAGCAGAGAAAGCCAAGTTGCAGGCCGAGCGGGAAGCCGCCCAGGCCTCGGTTGGAAAAGCTGCTGCGCAGGAGAAACAAACTTCAACTCGCAAGTTTAGCGCGGAAGATTATCGGGAAGCAGCAAAGAGCTACCGTGATGAAGGCCGCGATGATCTTGCAAAACTCGCTGAAAACAAAGCCAGCGAGATTGAGGTTGAGTACAGGAAAGAGCAAGAGGAGAATGTCAAAGGCGAGCTAAAGTCCGCCTGGGACAAGAACCTTTACGAAGAGGTCGAGGCCAACCCCGATCTTAAAGACTCTTCCACCAAACTTTACAAGGCGGTATCGGAGATGCTACAGAACCACGCCATCCTGCGCAATTACCCAGCGGGGATTAAGGATGCGGTGGGCATCGCCAAGATTAGGCTTAAAGCGGAGTCCGCCTCCGATTTGGAAAAGAAGGTTGCAAAGTATGAGTCAGAATTGGCTCAACTTAGAAAGGCCACGACACCAGCAAGCGGTCAGCCTTCTGCACCCGCCCGACAGAAACAGTTTCACGAACTGTCCAGCAATGAACAGGAAAAGGAGTTGTTACGAATGGCAGCGGAAGCAGACAGGATGGGAGTTTGACAGGTTAGTGGTACAGGAAAAATAAAATGGCTAATGTTACTACAGGCTCTGTCTCTTCACAGTTTCAGGCCTTCTTCTCAAAGTCACTCTTAGAGAGGCAAATCCCCTTGCTCCAGATGGAGCAGTTTGCCCAAAAGGTTCCGTATCCGACGAAAACTGGCGGCAACAAGACCGTCCGTTTCTTCCGATTCGATAACCCCAGCATCGCTTCAATCGTCTCGCTTGCGGAAGGCACGAGTCCTACTGCTGGTACGGGCGAGCGTCAGCTCACCCTCTCCACAGTCGAAGCCACGTTGGAACAGTTCGGATCTAGCATCGTCCTCACGGATGTTTTGCTGGCCACCGAGCTATTCAATCACTTGGCCCAGGCTACTAAGCAACTCGGTGAAGATGCAGCTCTCCATGCCGACACCCTCTCGCACCGCGCGTTGGTGTTGAACACGACTGCCTCCACGACTGCTGGTACGACTGTCTCCACGTCGGCCTACGTGCGCTACGCACAGAACGGAACCAACGGAACCAACTTCCAAGGTGCATCCACGGCTAACGCCGCGATGACTGCTTTGGATCTTCTGGATGCCGCGACTGCCCTCAAGGTCAACCGCGCTCCTAAGATCAAAGATGGTTACGTCCTCGTTGCTCCTCCTCAGGTCACTCGTGACTTGATGAACGACGATGACTTCCTGCGCGTTTCCTCCTACAGCACCCCCGAAGCCATCTACAAAGGTGAAGTCGGTCGTCTGTTCGGCGTGAGCGTAATCGAAACCACCAACAACTTAACGGCTGGTACTGCTGCTTACGGTGTAAACACCGAAGCAACCGGCTCTAACTTTGCAAGCATCGTGTTGGGTGGGCAAGCCTTCGGCGTGCCTCACATGACAGCGGTTGCGGCCACTGGCTCGCCCTACGCGCCTAAGGTCACAATCCTCGATGCTCCTGACAAGTCAGACATCTACGGTCAGCGCACCATCGCATCGTTCAAAACCTTCTATACTGCGAAGCAATTGAACCCTGCGTTCTATCGCGTTGTCTGGTCGAAGTCTAACTTCGCCTAAGTTATCTATATGGGAGCCATGCTAGTAATCGGTATGGGTCCTCGGAAAGCTGGGGAGGGTAAAACCTCCCCAGCCTCTTCCAGCGATAAATCCGCACCCAAGGAAGGTCTTGTTCGCTTGCCCATGTCCATGCTTGAGATGGATGGTGGTGAAGGCGAGATGACTCCTCCAGAGGCGGGTGACTCGGTGGAACTCACTGGCACAGTCGAAAAGGTTGACGGCGATACTGTATTCGTCCGCATCAATGATGCGATGGCGGAAGCAGAGCCGATGGCTGAAGTAGATGAAGAGTCAGAGATGTCCGAAGAGGATAAAATGCGTAAGTTGGCAGAGGAAGCTGACGAGGAAAGCTACAGCTAATGCCGATCTACCAGTACACCGACACCCGTAACGGATCAGTCGTTGAACTGGAGAAAACGGTTGCTAAGAGGGATTCGGTCCCTAGCTATCTGAGAAGGTCGACTGTGCCACAACGGTTGACAGTATTTGGAACGGGAGAATCCCCGACCGATCCAACGCTGTCGAATACATCAACAATTATGAAGGGGTACTACAAACAAGAACAAAAACTTGGGAGTAGGTTCAAAAGCGACTTTAGCGCGGATCAAGTGAAACGTGCCTGGGGTCGCAAAGGAGATTAATATGTCAGATAGAAATGTTCGTAGCGGACAACTTGCCAAGAGCAGGCCGTTTAAGGTGAATAGCAAAGCCGAGACACAGCTTGTGGAAATCACCAGCGTGGCTACGGCTGGCACCTTTGATGCAGGCACCAGCACCGGCGCACTGTTGCTCAAAGTAAACGGAACAGCGGTAAAGATTCCGTTCTACACAGCGTAAGGTTATGTCGCGACTTCTATCCAGAATCGCGCTAGGCGATGCTGGCACGACCATTGGAACCTCCACGTCCACATATACTGGAGATTTCGATGGCGTGACAGCGTTGACTGGTGGGACAATAACCATCTCTGTTAGCGGAACATCATCCACGGGTGTTGCCTTTGCTGCTGGCTCAACTTTGACGGGTGACATCACCGAAGTCATTGTGTCCAGCGGAGGACCATTCGCACTCTATAAGCGGACGGTTTAAGGCTCTTATATGGGCTGGCAAACTAACCGCATCTTGGAGACTATTGGTACTGCCACCGGCGGTACGCAAAGCATTAACTTTAACCTCGAAGCCATAGAGGCTTTGATGGTTACATTGCAGGCTGACGTTGCTGATGGCATTCGCCCGCCCAACTCTACAACTGGCGGAACTGGTCCGACCGACTTCACCTCGACTAGCTACGGCACGATTGCAACGGCAAGCACTGGCAGGCTGGGATGCACCATCTTCAATTCTGGCCCAGGCAACCTCCATGTTCTGCTTGGCACAGCAACAGCAAGCACGTCAGTTTTCACGGCCAGACTAAGTGCCGGAGACTACTACGAAGTCCCATTCAACTACACTGGATTGATTGGTGGCATCTTTGCCACGGCTGGAACTGCTGAAGTGACGACGCTCAGCTAGGAGTAGGCGATGCCTCTTACTAAAACAGGCTTTAATTTTGACTCTTACCTATTTAACACGATAGGAAAAACAAGATTGAGTAATTTTGGTTACGGTGGGGTGTATTCAAGAACCAGCGGGGCTAATTCATTTGTAAGCCAAACCAATTCCCCAAGATTTTTAATTGGCGCAGAATCTGGAACAAGTGCCAACGGTCACGGAAAGATTGGATATTTTGACCCCATTGGCACAGACATTTCATCTGGATTATCTAGCATTGATTTTTCAAAAAGGTTTAGATTGGCTTGCTTAGGCCAAATCGTAATTAACTCAACAAATTCAGCTTGCAGAATCGTTTTTTGTGGCACTGGAAACGCTACTGACGCTCCCATGGCAAATGCAAATGGGCTGACTGTAAACGGCATTGGCGTTGAGTTTGCGGTGCAATCTTCAAGAGTGCAGGCAAGGCTAATTGGTTTTAATTCGGCTTTTTTGACCCCAACATCCTACACAACGCTTGCCAACGGAATTTCAGATTCAACAACTAAGTTTACTGCATTCATTCTTGAGAATGTTGGCGATGGCAATGTGAACTTTTATGCCCCAAATTGCTCAACCGCTGCAGATTTAATTATCCCCCCAACTCCAATCCTTACTCTTTCTGGCTGTCCAAACACAAACGTAGGAAACCGATTCTTTGAGTTTCAAAGCGTAAATGATTCAGTTGCAGCCCCGACCTCAACTGGCGTGAACAATACCGTGGCTAGAATGCAGTTTCACAGCGTCATGCTTTCTGTTGGTTAAAATGCCCCTCCTCATCCTCACCCTCTTGCTCTGCTCCTGCTCGCCAAAGCCAGCGGACAGCAATGTGCTGCCCCGCTACTCCGACATGGGTGCTGCGGAAGATGCCGGTAATGTCAAATGAAGAGGATCTACTCATGGATGCTACGAACTGGTTTACGATTCTTGCTGACGGGCAACGACTACGCTTGTTTCAAAGAGGCGTGGAAGTGCGCGGAGGAAACCAACAACCGCTCCGTCGGCCTAAAATATATCGGCTCAGTCAAGCACCTATTATCGGTCAACCGCTCGATCCGCAAGATGGTGCAGGACGGGCGGGATCGGGACGAGATTACCGCTGCCTTGGTTCACTTAGCCGTCAGCCTCAAATACTTGGAGAGTCGCAATGAGCAACGAGCAGATATCTGATTTGCGGGTCACTTTGGCTAGGCTAGAGGAGCGTCAGATCCAGCTTTTCTCCATGGTTGAAACCTCACTTGCAAACTACGCAGATGTTGCTAATAGATTGAGTGCGCTGGAACACTTGCGGACGAAGGTTCTGGCTGTAGCTGGAGTCGTTGGGCTGGCTTGCTCAATGGCCTATGATGTCCTAAAAAACCGCTTTTCTAACTAGGGGAACACTAAATGCCTACACTTGGAACACAAAACATCAGCACTAGCTATCCACAGCTTCTCAAGACCTTTGGGACTGGCGGGCTGGATGGCACGCTACAAGTCGTTACCGATGGGGATAACACCTCCTCGGCTCTGTCTGTGTCCACTTCTGGCGTGGCCAGCACCGGATCAATGTCAGTTACTGGCACGGCCACAGTTGGAACGCTGAAGGTTGGCGCATCTGGACCAAGCCTTACGGCGGTTAGTTATGGCACATTTGCCTTCTCTGGCGGCACAGTTCAGACGCACGCTGCCAACGACTCCACAACTGGAACATTTGCTTTATCATGCCAGCTTGGCGACATTGTGATTGGATCAATCAATAGCCTTGGATCAACTACTGGCACTGGGGCTTTGATTGCAACAAGCTTCTTCCCGATAGCAACGGATGTTGTCGAATACAACATAATCGGAAAAGGCACAACCACAGGGACAATTCCCGCAGGAACAATCTTCGCAACCGCACTAAGGTTTACGGTTTAATTTTATGGCAATGATAGATCGCAATTTTACCTTCGCAACCAACGGCACGGTCAGTGCTGCTGATTTGCACAACCTAATTGATTCAGCCACGATTTACCAGGAGCTTATTACCGGCCAACAACCAATCACCAGCGTTGGCACAAACTATGAGTTATTGATTGCTGATGGAACTAACCCCAACGCCGCACCCAATGCGGTCACAGTGTATGACTTGTTTGAGGATGCACTAACTGCTGGTACTTATTCCAACGCGAACATCAGCGCAGCGTTGACCTACGGCACGGCTACGGGCAACAGGACAGTTAGCACCAGCGCGACTATTACTACTGGTACAATTACCAACCTAACCTCCAGCACTGCCAACATCACGCTTGGAACTATCCCTACCCTAACGGCTGGAACCACAACAAGCACTGCGGCCAATATCACTAATGGAACAGTTCAGACGCTTACGGCGAGTACTGCTATAATTAGCCAAGGATCAGCAATACTTACCCAAGGAACCATTGCTACTCTCAACAGTACTACTGGAACAATTGGGAATCTATCCACCACACTCGCTGGTGATTTAACAATTAGTCAAGGAACTGCAACAGTTGGAACAAGGGTTGCAGTTGTTAATACTGCCCAAGAATACACAGCAGCCCATAATTTTAACGCGACAACACTTACAAGCGGAGCCTCAATAGCTTGGAATTTGGCTGCCAACCAAGTTGCAAGACTTGTTCTTTCAACAAATGGTACGATGGCAGACGCAACAAACAAGGTTGACGGATCGACATACATTTTGCTTGTAACTCAAGGAACTGGATCAAATACGCTTGCGTGGAATGCGACATATAAATGGCCAGGAGGAACTGCTCCCACGCTCACAACTGGGTCTGCAAAAAGCGATATTTTCACATTTGTATCAAATGGGACAAGCCTCTTTGGAGTAGCAAGTCAGAACTACTCGTAAGGAATAACAATGGCTTGGCCTGTTTTTCCTGTTGGATTCTTTGGGACTGGATTTGCTGGAGGCAATCAATCTTCCGACACGATTCAATCTTTTGCACAAACAATGCTTTTGGGCGGACAAACATCATCCCCCCAAGCTGGAGGAACCCTTACAATCAACAGTGCAAATCTTGGATCGTATGATTATTCGATAAGAAAAGGATCTCAAACAATCAGTTCGTTTACCGCATCTGATTGGTTTACTTTAACTGAAGATACCAGGTCTGCATGGATTGTTGTTGACGGAAATCTAACCATAAATTCTGGACAAACAGTAAGTCCTCCAGTTAGAAAACTTTTTACGGTTGTTTATGTTCGCGGAAATCTTGTTTTGAATGGCTCTATCAACATGAGCCAAAAAGGCTCAAACCATAGCGGAACTGGTAATTCTGGAGGAGCAACAACAGCAGCGGCAATTAGAATTATCAATGGCACATATTCTGGCGTTGCAAATCCGCAAGTTCCGTCTGCTGGTGGAGCAGGTGGGGCTGGAGGTTTTAGTAGCGGGGCAGATGCTGGTGATCCTGGGTCAGCAGGAAGTGCGGGTGGGACTGGTGGAGGTGGAGGAGGCGGAGGTGCAAATAATGGAACAGGTGGAAATGGCGCTGCAGGAACAGCATTTTCAGCAGGAGGGGGTGGAGGCGGCGCAAACGATGGAACTGGTGGGAACGCGGTTGCAAATGGAGGCAGGGGCGGGAACGCACAGACTGGATTTAATCCAAGTTCATGTGGTGGTGCTGGAAATCCAGGTGGAACTACGAATTGTCAAGAAGGATATTGTGCGTCAACAGCTCCATCAACTCCTGAAGACGGAACTGGAGGAGTTTTGATTGTATTTTGCACAGGGTCTGTGAGCGGGTCGGGATCTTTGGTTGCAAATGGGAGTCGTGGCGGAGGAGGCGGAAATACTGTTTGCGGAGGTGGATCTGGAGGTGGATCAATTACACTTCTTTATGGATCTGGAACTCCTCCAACCGTTACAGCAAATGGTGGAGATGGAAATAATGGAACTGCTGGTAATCCAGACGGAGGAGCAGGAGGAGCAGGCACGGCAAGGGCATTGGTTCTTGTATGAGATATTTTTTTCATAATATTTATGGAGACGCACAAGAACTTCTTGCATCAAAACCGCAGGATGTTGAGGCTGTTCCATTTGGATGGGATGAGGAATCCGAAACCAATAGAAATAGGATTCTTTCCGAACTGAACCGTAGTGTATCATGTCTTCCATCTTTAATTTATTGGAAAGAAGAATATTCTTATGATTCATTGGATGAAAACAACAATATGGTAACTATAACAGTTCCAGCCCACTGGCAGGAAATTAGAGTTGCAGATATTGAAAAGCCTTGGACTTGGGATAAAATACAGGACAAACAAAAATGACATTAACCGAAATTGCTCAATACGCTGGAGAGAAGGTTGGCAAGACCGATGCCGATACGCTTACCTTCCTGCAAAAGTCGGCCAGCCTAAACTACAGGCGGGTGTGGAACTTTGCTGCTTGGCGCGAGACTGTCACAACCTCCACCTACTCAGTCGGCACGGCCAGCAGGACTGTCTCCCTTGGCTCCAACGTGGAGAACCCTCTTTCGGTAGCTTACAACGATGCTGAAATTCAAGCGATGGATCTGGCTACCATAGTTAGCCAAGACGCTAATTTGCTGGACGAGGACACAACTGGCACGCCTGCTTTCTATTATTTCAAGGGGCGTAATACCGGCGGGACTGCCGAGCTAGACCTCTACCCCAAACTAGACACCACCAGCACCAACACGCTCTTAGTAGTGCAAAAGCTCCAGTGCCTAACCCGCACTAACCTGGTCGTAGATTTTCCTCCCTCTGCCAACGCCATTGCCGACGAACTACGCTTACCCCACGTCAGCCACGTTGTCTTAGCCTTGACCCACGCTGATGCCTTGGAGCGGGAGCGGCAGTACGGCAAGGCGCAAGTTGTCACGCAGGCAGCTAACGCCGACCTAGCGGCGATGGCCAATTACGAGTTGTCCCAAGTGGGCGGGATGAAACAGATTACCCCAGTTGGCTTGGGCGATTTAGGCATCGAAGAGATTATCTAACCGCTATGGCGTATTTCATAGATGCCACCGACGATGTGTTGGCGTTTGATGGTATCCGCTCTTTTACCGGCGGACAAGCCAGCGGACTCCAATCTGACCAGTTAGCCCAGAACCAAGTACAAAGGTTGGTCAACATGACCCTTTCCCCAAAGGGCAATCTGGAGACTCGGCGCGGGGTAACTAGCTTTAATACGACCGCTACATCCCAGCAAGGATCAATCGGCGGGATGGCTTACTACGATACTACCAGCACGGAAGATTTGGTTACTGTAACTCAAGGCAGGCTGTACACGATTGATTCCAACGGCACAGCCGACCTCCATCCTGCTGATGAACTTTGGAGCGCGGTCAATAGGACGTGGGATGCGGAAGCCGAGCAATGGGCGGATGGTTATGTTGTGGCTTATACCTCCAAAGTTTCTATGGCGCAGTTTAACAACAAAATGTTTCTGGCAGATGGCGATGACGATTTACACTTTTTTGATGGCAACATTGTCCAACGGCAGGGTGGTAAGGTAAGAGCAATAACCGTCACAACCGCAGGCTCTGGGTATACCAGCGCGACTGCCATTATCACTGGCCCTAACTGGGGCGGGGAATTGCCTACTTTAATTACGAACGTAGCTGGCGGAGCGGTTACGGGGGTGGTGGTAGTCAATGGCGGTTCTGGCTATGGCTACACGCCTACGGTTACGATTATTGGCAACGGCTCTGGAGCTACGGCTACGGCTACGGCCAGCCCACCGCCCCAGGGGTTACAGACGATTATCAATGCTGGCAACAGATTGTTTGGCGTTGGCTCTGGTGCAAACCGCAATACACTTTACGCCTCGGACATCCTAGATCCTTCCGTGTGGGATTTGACAAACAGCGTGGTAGTTAACGGCGATGATGGTGATGAGATTACCGCTATTGTGCCTTACTTTGAGAATCGTATTATTGTATTCAAGCGGCGCAGAATATTCCAAATCACCATCCCGCCCGACATGACCAGTGCGGCTGATTGGACCATATCGATCATTTCCAATAACATCGGGTGCGTGGCGGGGGCATCAGCCATCCAAGTTAACAGCGACATATTCTTTCTGTCTGACGATGGCATTAGGTCGCTCGTTCGGTCTGCTTCGGACGACTTTACCTCAGTCGGCTTGCCTATCTCGGAAGTTGTTAAGGACGTAATCCAAGAAATCAATACAGCGCAGATTGGCATTAGCACTGCGGCTTACTACGACAATAGGTATCTACTAGCCGTACCTACAGGCTCCAATAACTTTAACGATACGATCTTGGTCTATAACACTATTCTGGGAGCGTTTGAGGGAACTTGGACACCAAAGGTAATGCAGTTTGCCTTGACCAATTTTCAAAGCGAAGGCTTGCGGTTAATGATGAAATTGACCACTGGCCAGATTAACAAGTACAGCGGATACAAGACACCAGCTCAAACTACGTCAGCAGATTATGTGGATTTTGGCATCCAATCCAACGGCACAAGCGTTGGCACGTTTGATTTTAGCTCGTCTGTCCGTACCCGCGATATGGACTTTGGCGATCCATTTGCTCAAAAACATGGTAGCAATTTCGAGATTATCTTTGATGATTCTTTTTCTAGCAATGCTACTATTGCCATTCAGCGGGACAGCGATGTTGGCGATGTGGAAGTGCAACCCAACCTAAATATTGCCAGCACCGTGTTGGTACTGCCATTTGTCCTGCCAGCCGTTCTGCCTACTTCGGTTAAGAAACGCATTGCTTCCGATCTGCGCAAGTACGAGAAGTGGCGGTTAATCAACATCAGTGTTACCTCTGAGGCAAACAAGATGGCGGTTAGGCAGATTACCGCAGCCGCCAACCCCGATACCATTGAGGTACAAAAGACAATATGACGGCTGTTGAGTACATTGAGGAGAGTGGCGTGCCGGAGTCCATGTGGCCTAACCTGGCTGACTGGTACGGCTGGTTCGAGATGCAGGGCATGGTTGGGGTGGTTAAGGATGGGGAGGAGATAGCAGGAGTGGCTCTGGCTAGGTGTATAAAGGACGGGCAAAAGCCTGACCATTATGTGCATAGCGAAGATGGTGAGAATGTGTTTGTGGATTTGACTATCTCATCAAAGGGTGCTAAATCATTGAATTGCTTGCTGTTGTTGCTTTGGCAACGCTTCGGTCCTCGCAAGCGGATCACCTTTAATCGTTCTGGTAAACCAAGGAGTTACGACTATATGACATTTATGCGAAAGGCTAGGGTTTAACACCATGGGTGGATCTCCTTCTATTCCCGCACCGCCCCCTCCGCCCGATCCAGCAGCAGTCGCGCAGGCCAATGCTGAGGCATACAAGAAGAATATTGAGACTTATATTGAAAAAGCACCAGAGATGGCAGAGCTGGAAAACAAGCTTCGCATTCAATATCTACCAGCCCAGCGTGGTTTAGAACGCCAGCTATCAGCCCTAGACCAGCAAGCAGGCGTGCAGGCTGGGATGCAGTTAGAACGGCAGTACGGACCACAGCGCACCCTAGAATCGCTCCGCAGGCAGTATGAGACTAGCCCACAAGCGTATGCCTTGAATCGCGGGCTAGGCGATCAGATGACTCGCCAGTTCGAGCGTCTTTACGGCCAGAATCCATACGGCTCAGTTGAGCAGAATGTGGCGTTTAACCGCCAGCCAGAACCAGTTGATTTTTATGGAACGGTTGGAACAAACATCAGCAATCCAGAGTTAAAGGGTTAAGTTATGGCACGCAATGATGTAACTTATGAAGAGTATTGGGATGTATATGATGTCGATAAAAATGGGAACATAACCTCCAAGCGAGTTGGTGGAGTTATAACTGAGCCAGCAGAAGATGCGCGCAGAAATCGTGGCAACCGTGGCACAGGTCTTTATGAGCAAGCATTATTAAAAAGTGAATCAATAAAAAACAAAATAAAACTTGATGATTTGGAAAAAAAATTTAATGACACAACAAGCCAAGAAATTGCAAGAAACTCACTTGCTGCCCAGATTCAAGCGTTGACTGCTGGTGGAGGTAGCATGCAAAATCAAAACGCTGGTCCGCAATTTAACCAAGCTCTATCTCAACTTTCCGCTGCTCGTAACTACGGATCATCTGATCTTGGAACGATGTTAAACTTCCAAGTCTCCGACCAGAACATTATTGACGACTATAACAACTCAAAGTTATCCAGCCTAAACAGCGTGATTGAGCGTGGGAACACGCAGATTGCTGGAATCAATGAACGGCTTGCTACGGCCAACAAACTTCTTGCCGACCTTCCTGCCAATTCTGCTCAACGCACATCTTCAGAAGCATTTATCAAAGAACTCAACGATGACTTAAAAAGCGTAACTAGCGCAGTAACTAGCGCGCAGGATATGCAAAAGAATTTCACGCCTATCACGATGGATAGTCCAGAAGGACTAAAGGAAATCACATCTTTCCGCAGTTTCGCACAGCTACCCGAAGAGCGAGCAGCCCAACAGCTTTACCAAATTGATCCAGATTCTTACCGCACTGCGGTTGGCTTAGGTCAGCAGTATCGCCAGATGGCAACTGAGCCAATTGGTGCTACGACCACGCCAGAGACTGAGCAGATTCGTCAGACTATCGAGGACGAGGCTCTTAATCAATTACGCCTTGGTTCGACTATTGGCGCAGAAGAACGGCGTGGATACGAGCAATCTATCCGAGCCGCACAGACTGCCCGTGGCAACGTCTTTGGTCTTGGACCGGCAGTGCAAGAAGCCTCACAGATCGGTGCGGCTGGCGAAGCCCGAAAGCTGGCACGCTACGGAGCAGCACAGAGCTTCCTTGGATCTGGCTTATCGAGTGGTGATGCGCTCAAAGCTGATATAGCGTTCCGTGACGCATTGCGTCAAAACAGGCTGGGTGCAGCTTCCAACTTTGTTGCTGGCGGACCTTCCATCGCCAACCTCGCTGGCGCGCGCACGGCACAGCAGCAGGGTGCAATGCAGAGCTACATCCAAGCCAATCAAGCCTTGCCTGGTGGATTTAACCAACAGCCCTCTACGGCTGCTAACTTCTATCAGGCGGTTGACCAACAGATTCCCGTGCAGCTTACCAATGCGTTTACAAACCTTTACGGCTCTCAAGCTAATTACTTGTCAAGCACCTACGGCGCGCAAGTGGGGGCAATTTCTAGGCAGCCGAATGGATTCCAGAATTTTGCAACAGCCGCTGGCGGATTTAAGGATATTGCTGGAGGATTTGGAGCTTTGTCTGGTGCTGGGCTTTTATGTTGGGTTGCTCGCGAAGTTTACGGCATAGACAATCCTAAGTGGCTTCAATTCCGCGAGTGGATGCTGACCAAGGCATCTGACAATCTGAGAAACTATTACATTGAGTATGGCGAGAGGATTGCCAAGTCAATACGTAACAGGCCGAAAATTAAGGCACTCATTCGTAAATGGATGGATTCAAAGATAGGATAATTTATGGCACTAGATCCAAACGATCCTCTTATTCCTATGCCTTGGCAGATGGATAGCATCAGAGCCTATCGCGCAAGTAAAGCAATGCAGGCTGAAGAAGATGCACTCAAGATGGAGGAACTTCGTCAACGTGTAGCAAGAGGAAAAGAAGAAGAGACAATGTCAACTCCGATTGGAAGGGCTGGCAGGGCTGCCGATGTTGCTGCTTTTCTTGAGCAAGAAAAACAAAAAGAAATTGGCATTCCAATCGGCGAGGAAATGGGCGCAAGGATGACCGCCAAGGGCGGACCGAGCATACTTGAAGCAACCAGAATGCAGGGCGAGCTTGATGTCGAGGCCAGAGCAAGACAAGCAAGAGTTGATGCCGCAAAGAACTACCTTGCTGGCGAGAAATCCTTGCTTCCAACTGCCGACATAAACCTTGGCGGAGTGAAGCGAACTGTTCTTGCTCCAGAGGCCGGCATGGCTGGAGCAGATATTTATACTCAAATTTACCGCACCCAAGTTCCTCAATTGGCCGCAACTTATGAGGCAGAGGGCCAGCCAAGAGATACAGCAATTAAAATGGCAAGTGCGGATGTAAGGAGCAAACTTACTGGAGCAGCATCAAGCGGGAAAATTCCTCTAATAGCTGCGAATGGAAATCCTATTTTTGTTACTGTACCTCAAGCAGCACAATTGCTAGATTCTGACATAACTCCTCAATTTATGAAAAATCAACTAAGAGAAGCCCTTGGAGGCAAGGAAGAACCAGCGGCTGCAAATTGGATTAAAACAAGACTAGGCAGATAACATGGCTGAAGCCCTAGAGCTATCGTCAGCCAATCGTATTAGGCAACTGGCAGGTATGCCAGTAGAGCCAGAGCCAGCACCCAAGCCAGAAGAACCACCAGCGTGGAGTGAGATCAAGGCTTCTGAAGATTACAAGACTCTGACCTATCCAGAGCAGGTTGACCTAGCTCGCCAGTGGGGCGCAGAAACCAAGCAGTACGCATCCACGCTTAAAGACTACACGCCAGAACAAGATGCAGAGATTGATGACTTCGTAAATACGCAGGCTGTGGATGTGCCGACCAATGTAAAGGTTGCGGCTGGTGCTGCTGGTCTGGTAAAGGGATCGGCCTCGGTGATGGGCGGGATTGCCGGAGGGTTGGGAGGGCTTGCAGTTGGTGGGCCTGTTGGAGCAATTGCTGGGGGTGTAGGTGGAGCAATAGCGGGTGGCGAACTAGCCGAGGCTGGTCTGCAAAAGTTTACACCTAATGTGGCTAGGGCAAGGGAGTTTGCTCCCACTGCTGCTACCGTAGGCGAATATGCGCCTTCTGTTGTAATGGGTACGGTTGGTGCGAAGCAATTAGTCCAAGCTGGCAAAACATTGTTTCAAGAACTAGGCGCGAAACGAGCCGCGCAAGAACTGGGCAAGACTGTAGCCACGGGGGCTGGGATAGGTGCTGGGGTTGGAACGGGCGTGAGGGCAGTTACTGGCGGAGAGGTTACGCCTAGCACAATCGCTACGGATGCCTTATTCGGTGCGGCCTTTGCTGGGCTGGGGAGTGGGTCAAGGATTAAGGGGTATAACCGAGAGCAGGCGTTGTCGTTGAATGAAAGGGTTAAGGCTGGTACTGCCACAGAAGCGGAGTTTAGGGATTGGAATGGCATACTGGCCGAAGCACAAAGAACACAGGCAAGGGGCGTAGCTGGGGCAAGGCGCACTGAAGTAGAACTAGGTGGACGCAGGGTATTAGATAAGACTGAACTTACCCCAGGCGAACAGCCGCAAGTAACGCCACAACCTACCGCCGAGCTACCCGCGCCTAGACCTGTTGTACCAGAACTACCCGAAGCTGGTGTGCGCGGAATTGTCCGTGGCACACAAGCCGACACGGCAGCGATGCAACGGCGTGGAATCACGACAGAGATGCAGGAAAGCCTAGTCGACCTAAACGATCCAGTACCGAGAACGAATGTATTTACAACCGAGTCTCAAGGCATAAATCGTGAAGCTATTATTCCAGACACTCGCGGACTGCAGGGCGAGATTGTGCGCGAAGGTCCGATTGTTACGCCAAGGACTCAGTTGCCGACAACGGAGAGGTTGGCGTTGCCAGGCAGAACAGATGAGCCGTTCAGGTCAGCCGAGGAAGCAGCTAAAACTATAGAACTAGAAAAGGGCATGGAGGAGAGGATTAGGCAATCTCCGCAGGGGGGTAAGGGATTAAGAAAGGACTTGAGAGCGCAAGAACCAATCCTTACCCCAGACGAGGAAATGGCCATCTCAGAAAGACAATTTGAAAAAGAAAGATTGGTTACAAGTAATCCCTCTCAAGATCAAATTGAATATCCAGAAGCAGCTTTGGCTGAAATGATTGAGCCGCCCTACCGACCTATTGATTCGGATGTAATAGATTTTATAGCACAAAATGGAGGGATACTTTCAAAAACTTCTGCCCGCAGAGAAAAGAATTTGGAATTATACGGGAAAAAAGCTGGTTCTGGCGTAAAGCGTTTAGCAGAAGAAACTGGTATAGCAGAGTACGACTCAATGCCAGAAATGGATTTTTACGAAAAAACTCAAGTCTACAGAAAACAAGGATTGGCATTAGATGAAATGGCTCAAATGGCGTACGATCAATTGGGCGTTGGAGACGGAACTTCCAGCACATTTGGATCTATAATTGCTCAAGCACTTGCCACAAGAAGAAAACTAAGAACCCCCGATAGGGCATTTGAAAGTCAGAAAAAGTTTATTAAAGATGTTTTGATTCCGTCAAAAGAACTTACTCCAATTTCTGCTCAATCTCTTGTAGTCGGTGATATTTTGCAGGCGAAACAAGGGGACATCAGGGTTATTGATATTAACCCCGACACAATGGAGCCAATTCTTGACGGAGGCGACAATTATGGCCAACAGACCATAAAGACAGATTCTCATGTTTTTGTAAAAACTGTTAACAATCGGAGCATACCTACTATGCCTCGCCCTATGCGTGGCAAGGCTGGTGAGGCTGGGTTCATTGTCTCCGATGTGCAAGAAGGCGCGGCCAAGGTAGCGCAGAAGTGGCTCACCACAGAAGGCAATCTTCCTAAAGAGATGTTTGACATCATGGAAGCGAAGGGATCGCGCACGCAGGCGATGCTCAAGCAGATTGATTTTACGCTGGCAGATTTGGGCAGAGCAGCGAAAGCATTAAATGGCACAGCAAAACTCACGCCAGAGCAGTCTGGTAAACTTGACGGATTCTTGCGCGGACGCACCGCCGTAACCACGCTACCAGAGCCTTTCCAGCCCATTGCCTCACAGATGCGCAGACAGCTGGACAACCTTTCCGAACGGTTAATTGAGGCTGGCGCGTTTAGTGAAGAGCCAGGACCGTCTGGAGTAAGCAGGGCTGATATTGTTAGGGCAAACAAGGAAGAGTACCTAACCCGATCTTACGAGGGCAGGGAAAATCCTAAGTACACTGTCGAATTGGTTAAGCGCAGAAATCCAATCGCGTATGCCAATGCCGAGAACTTCGTCCGCACTCAAATGAAAGCCGCTAACCCCAATGTGACCGAGGCTGAGGTACAGGGCAAGATTAAGCAGTATGTTGAAGGAGGCCGAGATAAACCTTTTGAGTCGTTAATTGATGCCGCCACGCTAGGCAAGAACCTTGGCATAACCAAGAAGCGATTAGACATTCCCAAAGAGATTCGTTTCCTTATGGGCGAATACACCGATCCCGTTATTAACTACGCTCGGTCAGCCAGCAAGATGATTGACCTTCTGCAAAAGCAGGAGATGTTAAATAAACTTAAAGACTTTGGAGTTGCCAATAAGCTGTTCTTTGAAAGGCCAACCGGCAATGCGATAACTCAGATTGCGGCAGATGGATCGGATACCCGCTCGCCGTTAAATGGCTTGTATGCAGAGAAGGATTTGGTCGATGCGCTGGAAAACTTTGAGATGTTTCATAAGGGCGGCACAGCGTTTCAACTTTATTCAATGGCTAACGCTTGGGTGAAGTGGGGCAAGACAGTAGGTAGCGTGCAAGCCCAATTTAGAAACCCAATTTCCAACGTGCTGATTGAGGTGGTCAACGGCAACTTTAATTTCGGCGGTAATCTTAAACCCATTAAGACCATCTTGGCCGACTTTGGTGTGCCTAAGATGGATACCAAGGAGAGCAGAGCCTACCTGACCCGCGCCGCTCAACTAGGCGTATACGACAACACTGTTCTGAATGAGTTTACGCAAATGCTTAAAGACGCACAGCAGTACAAAGGATCTACGATTGATTACGCTGAAATGCTGGCGGGTAAAAGTGCTAATGTCTTAAAGAAAGGTGTTGGCGCACTTAACAAGACCTACAGAGCTGGAGACAACCTATTTAAGCTGATGGCTTGGGAGAATGAAACCAAGCAACTAATGGACGGCAGGGGGTTGTCACGCCTAGAGGCTGAAGTAATCGCAGCCGAGCGCGTCAAAAACACAAGGCCAACCTACTCGCGTGTGCCAAGGATTATTAAAGCCTTCCGCCTGCAACCTTTAATTGGGAACTTTGTTTCTTGGCCTTCAGAGATGTTGCGGATTTTGCCCAATACACTGAGGTATGCGGGCGAGGACATGAAAACACCTGGTATGCGTAGATACGGGTTACAAAGGTTAATAGGAATGTTGGCGGGAACATCTGCGGTTTACGGTTTGGTTGAGCTTGCCAAGTGGGCTACTGGATTTAATGATCGTAAGGCAGATGCGTTAAGAAGGTTTGTTGCGCCGTACCAAAAGAACGCTGCCCTAATGCCTACTGGGATGGATGGCAAGGATGTTGGTTATGTGGATATATCCTACACCAGCCCATACGAAATCTTTATGGGGCCAGTGCAGGCTGTGGCTGCTGGCCGAGATCCAGAGAAAAAGATTTTGGGTGCAATCAAAGAATTTACAGAGGCTTATATTGGGCCAAGCATTTTGGCTAATTCCATCATATCTGCGTACTACGGAAAAACACCGCAAGGCAGAACTATTCGCAATCCGCAGGACACCTTTACCGATCAATCCTTGGACGTAATTTCTTATGTCCTACGTCAAAACGAACCAGCTACTGTATCGCAAATCCGCAGGATTGGATACGCTCTATCTGGCCAACCCGACACATCTGTATCTCGATATGGGCGCGTCTACAAGCCGTCGGAGGAGTTGTCCGCGTTATTCGGTATCCGCCCTCAATCCATCAACGTATCCAAGGCACTAGAATCGAAGGCATCTAGGTTTAATACGGATATGGCTGATGTTGGTAGAATATTCACAGAAACCTATGGCGCGGTTGGTAATGTTCCAGAAGCCAAGGTGCGGGAACAGTTCGATAAGATGCAGAACAGGCGCAGAGTTATGTTCGATGAGGCAAATAAAGATTTCCACGCTGCCATGTTGCTTGGTCTGTCCAGGTCTGAGGCTATCTCCGCTATGCGCTCCGGCGGGATGGGCGTAGATAATGCGTCCGCTATCGCCAATAATAGGTATCGGGATTATAGGATCAGCAAGTCACTCACAAAAAGCATGAGGCGCGAACTATCTCCAGAGGAGATGCAGAAGCGTCAAGAAATAGGCCGAGAGCTTATGATGCAACAAGGAGAGTAATGGCGAAATTTGACATCAGCGGGGCGGCTTCTCGTTTTACTGGGTTAGAACCCCGTATGCGGAATGAGTCTATCCGCAAAGAACTAGAGCCATACACGGCTGCGCCACAACAACCACCAGAACAGATCGCAAGGATAGAACCTATGAGCGAATATGTTAAGCCACCTACAGCACCAGCACAGCAACCTTCTGGCGAGCTTCCACTGCCATTGCAGACCGTGGAATGGGAAGGTCGCAAGGACAAGCAGGGAAATCTTGCCGTCTACAAGTTGCCATCTGGAGATATGGGTGGAAACTTTGAAGTAGCTGGAATCAATGACCGATACCATCCAGAAGCATTCAAAGCCATCTCATCGCTCCCAGCGCAAGAAAGAGCGAAAGCTGCGGCAGAGTACATCCAAGGATACACCGCGCCGCTTGTCGAAAGACTCCCCCAACCACTCCAGCCGTTCACGCAGGATCTCGCGTTTAATCGTGGGCTGGGCGGTGCAACGAAGTACATCCAGCAAGGGTTGAATGCACTTGGTCAGAAGGTGGCAGTAGATGGCGGGTTTGGTCCTAAAACACTAGCCGCGATCAATCAAGTCGAACCGAGAGCCTTAATGAGAGCGGCTAGCCAAGCCCAGCTTGAAGACGAATATAGAATGGCCGAGCGTAACCCTGCTCGCAAAAAGTTTATCCAAGGCTTAGAAAGCAGAATTAGGAATAGATTGTCAACCTTTGGGCAGGGTTAACGACTTGCCCACCCTTGTCTTACTGTGGTTGATCCAGCAGTAAATGAATTAACTGGACCAATATAGCAAGACCCAACCTTTTCGGTTAACCCATCATTTGACACAAAGGCACTGCCAGCGCGAACTACAACACTACTATCTTCTCGAATATATGTTGACCCAACGTGCTGACAGACTCTGCCGTCTTGATAAATGAATCTACTTCCTGACTTAAATATCAATCCATCTTCAGTCATAATCACACTCCCAGCCCGATGAACATTCCCACCCCCACGATAAACCCCTCCAATAAAGTCGTTCATTTCGGTTTCATCATCCGCCATTCCCGATGCCATCAGCATCGCCGTCAGTGTCATAGTTATTATTGCTTTCATTGGGAAAAGTCTCTAGGACAAACCGAAAGCCGTCAAGCATGAAAATAAAATTATCACCACGGCAGATTGGTGCGGTTGGTGTTTCAAGGGTTGTGAGTTCGCTTTTGCGGTGTGGCTACAATGTGCTTGCTCCGCTGGAAGATTTTTCTGGTTACGATCTGGTGGCTGAGAAGGGCGGAAAATTCCACCGCATCCAAGTCAAGGCGGCACAGAACGTCGAGCCTGGGAGGAGTAGGTATAGGTTCACAACATCCTGCGGATCTGGTTACAATGCACCAAAGAAAGTGATTACTAAAGTAGATTATGTGGCTTGTTGGGGGATGCACGACGACCTTTTCTGGCTGTTGCCAATTGCACGCTGTAAGAGCGTCACAACTTTGCTTTGTCCATCGACAGGTCAGAGTTGGCGTGTATTTCAGAACCTATGACCGAGAAGGAGGCGTGGGCAAAGTTTGAGGATGGGCTGAAAGATGCGCAATCTTTCGATGAAGCCGTGGCCTGGGTCAAGAAGAACAAGAAGATCGTCGAAAAACTCACCATGATATCAATGATTAGACGATTTAATGAGGATATTAGCAAAGCTAATAGAACTTGGCGGAACTAAAATAGATTAAAATATATCTCGACACCATCATGGGTTGACAGCTAAACCCGATGAATGGGCAAAA